CTTGAGGACCCGACATTTTTCCACCGCTGTTCTGTGGAAGCGGTGCGTATAGGGCCTGAATAAACAATCATGTATTTTCAATGTGTGGCTGCTAGTCTGGATATAATTTATGAGTTATTGCTAGACAAACATTGATATACAGGAGAGATGATTGGTAACAATGAAAGCTACGATGGTATATGAATGGACCATCACCTGGTATTGTCCAGGTTGCCTGTTATCATAGATAACTTTGAAGGGAGTTATCACCAGCGAGCCAACTGGTGCATCGATTGGTAGTTTAGGACTGACACACGCGAGTGTGGGGCGTGTGGTTAGTGTGGGTAATACCACATAGGGGGATTTGTGCCATCCTAAAAGGCACACGCTAGTTGAACCTACGATTTCGGAATTCAACTAGCAGACGGGTGTATACTGCGCAATACGACGATCTTTATACATAGCAGGTACGATGAGAACTCCCATTACCAAGTTTTAGCGAACAAAATTGGGAATCATTACCAACATGATAGGTACTTTTAGTCAGAAGAGACCAGTTGGTGTAGAGAGATAAGATTGAGTGGGCTTTCTCTTGAATCACCGCACTTGCCAAAACAAAACAACAACAGAAGAAGAAGCAACAAAAAAGATTAGTCGGAAGTGGATCATACAACATGCAGGATTTGAAAGCTGCTATTAAACCAGTGGTTAAAAATGCTCTTGTTGGTATGGGAGGAGTGATAGGCCAGAGGGTTGCAGGACCATCTGGTGCTGCAGCAGGCAACGAACTTGGACGTAGGATTTCCAAATTGATTGGATCTGGAGACTATGCATCGAATGAAACTTATTCAAATAGTTTGATTAAAGGTGCAGCAGTTCCAAATTTGAGTTTTGGTAAAACTGCTTTGTCGATCCGGGTTAAGCATAGAGAGTTTTTGGGTGATATTATGACATCTCCCGTAGCAGGGCAGTTTGTCAATTATGTGTACCCAATAAATGCTGGATTGCGTGCCTCTTTCCCGTATTTGTCCCAATTAGCTCAGAATTACGAAGAATATTGTTTTCATGGTTTGGTTTTTGAGTTTGTCTCAACAGCTAGTCCATACATATCCACAGGAGCTATGGGATCCAACATTGCTGCAATGGAGTACAATGCCAATTCACCTGCCTTTACATCAAAATTCTCTATGGAGAATTCTACGGCCGCTATTAGTGGTCGATTAGATAAAAATTTGATGTATGGGGTGGAATGTGCATCTAATTCAAATGCCCAAAATTGCTACTATATACGGTCAGGAACCACAAATTTGCCATTGACAACAACTGACTTAGGTAATTTTCAGTTTGCTGTCTCACCCGGAGCAGGTGTTACAACCAGCTCTGTGGTTGGTGAATTATGGGTTACCTATGATTGCTCATTGGACAGACCAGTGTTAAATTTGGATGATATTGGATATTTCCACACATATCGTACAAGCCCAACATCAGTTAATCCATTGGGAACTGCAGCAAATTTTTCTCGCACATCTGGCGCATTATCTGGTAGCACTGCATCCTCCAGTGTAATCTCTTTGTCGTCAATTAACATTGGTGACACAGTAATGGTTACAGTATTCTGGGTGGGTACAGTTGCTCAAGTTCTTGCTTACCCAGTGGTTAGTACAACAAATATGTCTAATTTTCTCGGTTTGCAGAATAATGCATCAGGTGTTCAAGGTTCCCCACCAAATGGTACTACAACTAGTTCTTGCAGTTTAACGTATTTATTTACTGTTACTGCTAAGAACCCAACAGTGACTTTTGCTGGTGGTGTGATACCCACAGGAACAACAACTGCAGAGATTATAGTAACTAATTTGGGAAACAATTTGAATAACACATCTGACTGGTAGATACACATCGTCACTTACCGGTATTGGGGTCTTAATAGATTTAAGCTATGTCCGCCCAATTCACACATAATGTACATATCATATAATTTTATTTTTCTTTTATTTTAAAAACATATTTTATCCGAATAGGTCTAACAACGAAGCGTGCTCTCAGGACCCTCCTGAGGCTCCCATGTCAGAACCTCTGATGTTACTTTACATGAGCGTGTCGGTCGCTAAGAATGTGAAGATATGAGTTATCAACTCCTATGTTGAGTTCGGCGGAAAAAAGATCATACAGGAGATGGTGATCTAGTAACCCCGTGTATATGGAAGGAATGCACGCGCGAAATTTTCTCAGCCGACTTTTGGGTCGAGCTATGTTGCTTAACGGGTTAGCATGGTTATTAAATTTATAAGGTATTCACTGACCATGTGAATGGACCGTTCCCAAGAGCGTGTTTGTTTGATATCT